GCGCCGTTGTGGCAGCAGTAGTAGCCGGGCCGGCGCTTGATGGTGTAGCGCAGGTCTTCGGGCTTCGCGTGCAGCGTGAGCAGGTCTTCCTGCAGGCTGACGAAGCCGCTTCGCAGACCTTCGGCCACCAGCGCGGTGCTGAAGTTCTGCGGGGCGTTGGCGCCCGTGTGCTTGACCTCCAGATGCGCCACCACGGGAGAGCCCGCGGCGACCGATTCGGGGTCGTAGTGACGCTTGAGAAGCATGGTGTGGGGCTCCGTTCAGGCCTTGGCCCGGCGTTTCTTGGGGGTCGCCTCTTGCGGAGGCGATGGCACCTCCGGCTCCGGTGCAGGAGCCGGGGCGTCGATGAACTTGGCCACCTTGGCCTCGTTGACCAGGTGGTTGGCCATGCGCGAGTCGCACCCCATCCGATCCCCGGGCGAGAACCCACCGATGGCGGGGTTGCTTCCGAAGCGGATGAACTGGATGCGAACGCGCATGGCCTACCCCGCTTAGACCGGGGTCAGGTCGCCGGAGCGGATCGCCGCCGGGACTTCGCTGGTCAGCGCCAGGCGCCGTTCGGCGCGCAGGGTGATCAGGTTGCGGGTGAAGTTGTCCGAGTCGGACTCCGACATCGCCACCACCACGCCCTCGCGGTTGTAGATGGTGCCGTGTGAGTTGAAGTCGCCCACGGACACGATGTCGGCCGTCTGACCCACCGACTTCACCACCGGAACGCCCCACAGCATGGGCTGGCCCATCGCCGAGTAGGTGACGCGCACGGCGTTGCTGGTGGCCGTCAGCAGATCGACCTCGACCTGCGCCCAGTCGGCCGGGTTCATCACGATGGCGCTGGGCATGTAGCCGGCCACCTCCAGGTCGCCGATGATCTTGCGGATCAGCACCAGCTTCGGCAGCGTGGCGCCCAGCGCCGCGGCGGCGTAGCCGTGCGCGGTGAAGTTGCCGGCGTCCAGGAAGCCGCTGATGTTCGGGGCCGTGCCGTTGCCGCTGACCAGCTGCGTCTCGACGCGGCGCTGCACGCCGTAGCGCATGCGCGACTCGATGTACGCGGCCAGGGCCGGAGCGTCCATGGCGAGCTGCCGGCTGATCTTGATCCAGTGCGCCACCGTGCTCACCGGCATGTTGACCAGCGAGAAGGTGAAGTCGGACTCGGGCTTCGTGGCGCCTTCGGCGGTCTCCGCGGCATCGTTGGTGAACGAGGCCTCACGGGTGTACTCGATGGCGTTGCTGGTCGTCGGGACCGCGTTGTACAGCGACTCGATCGTCAGGATGTTCTGCGCACCCGGCACGATGCCAGGACGGCGATCCGGCGCGACCGTGGCGTCATCGCCCAGCACCGTGTTCTTCACCTCGAAGCGCGCCTTCTGCGCGCTGCCGGCGGCGAAGGCCTTGAAGCTGTCGCTCTTGATGAACTGCTTGCCCCAGCCTTCGACGGCGGTCTCGTCGTCCTTCGTGCCGCCGCCCTTTTGCTCGATGAGCAGCAGACGGTCGGCCAGCAGGCGCTGTTCCTTGCCGATGTTGTCCAGGGCGGTCTTGGTGTCCTGGGTGACCTTGCCGAGCGTTGCCAGCTCGCCGTCGGCCTTCTCGCTGATGTTCTTCAGCTTGGCCTCGATGCTGTCGAGGCCCTTCATCACGTTTTCGAGAGACATGGGGAAATCCTTTCGGGGATGGGTCGGGTTATGCGGCCAGCCGCGCGACGCGGTCGGCCAGGGTTTTCATCGCAGCATCGTCATCGGGCTCCCCCCGACTCACGGCCTTGATGCGGGCCACCAATGCGCTGGTGGCCGCCTTACTGAGCCCGGCTGCATCCCGCAGCAGTAGCTCGATCTCGCGGATGGAAGCGGCGTCCTCGATCAGTTCGAGGATGTCGCTGCCGCCCTTGACTGAGGAGGTGTCCACCCGGGCCGAGTCGTTCGCCGGGAACACCACAGGGCTGATCTCGATCAGGCGCGACCAGCGGCGGATCACGCGCCGGCCGTCTTCCATCAGCTCGGCGTCGGCCTGCTTCACCAAGCCGCCAACGCTCAGGCCGTCCAGGGTGCCGTGCTTCATCGCCGCGCGCACCGCTTCAGCGGCGGGAAGGCCTGGCGTGAACTCGCCCTCGACCATCAGGCCGTGCTCGTCTTCCTTGGCGCTCAGCCACTTGCCCACCGGGATCGTGCCCCAGTCGTGGTTGAAGAACATCTTGGGCTTGCCGTGCGTTTTCAGGGTGCCCTCGAAGGCGCCGCGAAGGATGATGTCGCCGTCGCTGTCCACGTTGCCGAAGACGGAGGCATAGCCGCTGAACCGGCCGGTGTCGTCCGACTTCAGGGCAACTTCACTGAGAGACAGGGTCTTGCGAAGGAGCATTGCTGCCTCCTGTGGGCTGGGTCATGCCCAGCTTGTTGAGGGGGACCAGGTTGGTCTGCACCGTGAGCTGATTCGCCAGCGGTGACGGGTCCGGCGGGTCGTTCTCGAGCTGCCGGCACTCGTTGCGAGTCTTCAGGCCGTTCTGAACCAGCTTCGCGTACAGGTCGGCCCGATCCTTGGCGCTCGCCCGCAGCAGCGCATCGAGCGAGAACTCGGCCGACATGTCTGCGCGCTGCCTGGGCGTCAGGACACGTTTCCTGATGGCCTGCTCGACGCTGACCAGCAGCGGGCGCACGGTCAGCTTGTAGAAGCCGTCGACGATCTGCTCGACGCCGCTGCCCCAGGTCGTGACGTTGGAGTGGTGAACCAGCACCGGGGGAACGTCGAACCACCGACAGATTTCCTCGACGCTGTACCGCCGCGTCTCCAGCAACTGCTGATCCTCTGGGGTCATGCTGAGCTGCTGGTACTTCATCGCCGCTTCGAGCACGTACAGCCGCGCCGTGTTGCCGTTCGCCATCTCGGCGAACCGTTCCAGCAGTTGCTTGCGCTGCTCGGCCTTCAGGACGTTGTCCAGCATCAGGATGCCCGTGGGCTTCCCGCCGTTGCCGAACACCTTCGAGGCGGAGGCCTGGGCCTTGGCGGACTCGTCCGTCGTGGCCCGCATGAACTCCAGCTTCGCCAGGCCGACCGTGCCGTTGCCAAGGTTCTTCAGATGCAGGACGCTCTCGGAACTGAGCACCGCCATGTCGGCGCCGATGGTGTACTTGTAGACCATCGAACCGTCAGACAGCACCTCAGGCTCGACCTGGTCGGCCGGCATCGGCCACATAGCGACCGCCTCGCCTTTTGCGTCACGCTCGACCCGCGCGTAGGCGTTGCCGCGCAGGTCGTGATTCATCATCATCGCCCGCCAGAACTCGAACGGCGTCATCCGCGGGTTCGGGCTGTCGTGCAGCAGCTGGTACAGGCGCGATGCCCGAGCCAGCGACTTCTGCCCCTGCGTCTCTTCGTAGACGAACAGCGGCAGGCTGGCGACGATGTTCGCGCGGCGCTCGATGCACGCCCAGACCGTGCTGATCTGCAGGGCGCCATCGACGCCCACCTGGCGGGTGTCGTCCACCAGAGCGGCGCCAGGCACCGGAACCTGCGTTCCGACCGTCTCGCTCAGGGCTCCGCCGCCCCACCAGGAGCGCAGAGTGTTCATGACCCCCATGTCAGGACATCACCGGGGATCGAAGGAACTCATCGATCCGGCCTTGCGCCTCAGGGGCCCGCGACATGACCTCGACCGCGTCGAACATGGCCGACAGCGGGTCGATCTTGGCCGTGCCGCTGGCTTGTTTCGTGATCAGCACCGCGTTGCCTTTCTGTTCGACCTTCGCGTTTCCTACGCACCAGGCCATGAGCGGCTGCGCCGCGTGCCACAGGGAGCCGCTGGACAGGTACAGCTCGGTCGACTTGATCGACGAACTCAGCCGCCAGCCTTGCGAGACCGGCACGATCTGCTCGTCCGGGTAGCCCGCAGCGTTCAGCGCGTCCAGCGTCTGCTTGATGCCGGCCGGGTCCACACCGATGGCCCGGCGCTTGCCGTCCTCCAGCGACCCGAGAAGCCCCGCCTCGTCAATCCGCTGGATGAGACCGACCGCCGCGTCGCAGGCGTCCTCGATCTTGTCCACGATCTGTAGGTCGCCGTCCTTCTGGAAGTCCAGCAGCCGGGGGGCGATGTCCTTTCGGCGCTCCAGAACAATCGGAAGCGCCCAGGCCCGAGACCACGAAAGCAGCAGCCCGGTCGAAGCCTCTCGGCCAACCGCGTGGAACCCGTACAGGTCGTCGTTCCCGCCGCCGTCCAGGCCCACCGCGATGACCTCGCACCGCTTGAGCAGCGACTCGAAGGTGATCGTCGGGTCGCCCTGGGCTTCCCAGAAGTCGGCTCCGGTCCAGCGATCCGACCGCAGGTTCACGCCCACCTCGACATTGAGGTGCTTCGCCATGAACCCGCGCAGCGACTCCGGGCCGTCGTTCTCGGCCTTGCGCAGCTCGCGCTCCAGGAACTCCGGGTCCACGGAGAACCCAATGTTCGGGTTGACCATGCCGAAGTTCGCCGGGTCCTTATGCTCCCCGGCCTGGATCATCTCGTCCGGGAACTCGTAGATCACCGGCACGAAGCGCGGGTCGTGGATCTTCCCGTCGCGCACGTCGCGGGCGTACTGGAGCTTCTGCCGGAACACCCCGGCCGGCGGCTCGTCCGACTGCGTGGTCAGGTAGATCACGAAACCCTCGGGCCGGCTCGCCAGGCCGCCGGTCGCCTCTCGCAGCATGTTCTCGGCGTCGGCCCGCTTGCCGAAGAGCCACAGCTCGTCAACCAGGTTCCCGACGCCCTTCTTCCCGCCCACCGTCGCCGCATCCGCCGCCACGACCTTCAGGGCCGCGCCGCTGATCCGGTGCGTGATCGTCTTCACGTGCGTCTGCACGTGCATCAGCGCCGACAGTTCCTCGTCCGACCGCTCCAGGCACATGTCCCGCGACGGCGCGAAGCTGTTGTTGGCGATCTCGACCGTGGGCGCCAGGATCGAGAACTCCGCCGACTGGCGCCAGTTCAGCACCAGGGCCGTCATCATGATCCCGGCCGCGATGGTCGACTTCGCGTTCTTCTTCGGGATCAGCACGAACCACTCGGTGATCAGGCGCTTCCCGGTGTCCTCTTCGTAGGCGCCGAAGATCGACGCCACCAGGTCGAACACCCAGGGAGCGCAGGACTCGCCGAACGTCGGCGACCCCGGCGCGTCCACGATCCGCAGGGCCTTGAACACTTCCAGCGCCCGCTCGGCCTGAGCCGGGAACAGCGGGGGCGGGATGATCGACCGGCCCTCCCTCAGTCTGGCCGCCCAATCCGGGCAGGCCGTCGACTGAGGTTCAGCCACGGTTGTTCACGACCAGCTTCGGCGGGGCGGCAGCTGCGAACTTGCTTGCCGCCTTCTTGGCCGCTTCCGCCTGGCCGTCCTTCTTCCCGCCGTCGCCGGTCTTCGTGTGGGTGTACTGCACCGCAGCGACCGCCGCCCGCACCTGGATCGGCGTGGCTTCGATCCGGCCCAGGGCAACCCCTTGCAGGAACTCGAGCATGTCCACGTCGGCCGGCGCCACCACAGGCGGGGCCTTCGGATTCGGCTTGCGTCCGGCTCCAGGGCGTGCGCCGCCCGAGTTCGGACGCGCCCCGCCGCTTCTGCCCTTCACGCCTGCCATTTGCTGAACCCGGTTGATAGGGGAAGAAAATCTCCAAATGGGAGGACGTGCGGTCCCGCAGCCCTTGCCCTCTAGACTTTCGATCCCCCCCTCCCCCGCGCTGACTCGTCCTGAGTCTTCAGGCGATGCCGCTCGGTGCAGATGGTCTGGAGGTTCGAGAGGTCGTCGGATCCTCCCT